ATAAATAATTGGGTTAAAGCTAATGAAACTTTATTTCATGAAGGTTTTGGAGAAGTTCCTAATAGTAAAGGTGAAGAGATAACATTTGATGAAAGGAAACGACGTAGAGCTCGATTGATGGAACAATATAATACTGGCATTGATTATATCAATTTAGGTAGATATGTTGATCGTTCAGTTATGCTTATAATACAACAATGGAATCAAAGGATTTTGAAGAAAGTGGAGCAAATGAGTACAGAAGCAATAAATGGTGAAATGAGAAATCCTCCTACAGTTATGTTATTGTATGGTCGTAGTGGTGTTGGTAAAACTTCTATGTGTGATGGCATTAAAGCTTTAGCAAGTGCAGTCATAGCTGATACAACTGGTAAAGAACGTACTTCTCCTGCTAATGTTTATGTGAGAAATTCAGACATGGATCATTGGGATGGTTATCATGGTCAACAATTTGTTATGTTTGATGATTTAGGTTGTAGAAAAGATAATGAAGCTAACCCAAACAAGGAATTAGCTGAATTGATTTGTGCAAAAAATAGTCAACCCTATCCCCTTCCTATGGCTCATTTAGAAGACAAAGGAAAATTTTTTACATCACAATTTATCTTTTGCACTACTAATATTTCAAATATGGCAAGTTATGTTAAAAGTATGACCTATCCTGAAGCAATTGTTTCTAGATTATCTGAAATGCCTTTTATTGTACGAATAAAACCACAATATCGGAAAATAATGACAGCAGAAGAAATTAAAACTTTATCAGAAAAACAAATTCATGATCAACACTATGTCGATAAATATCGTGCTCAATATGAAATAGATGATAATTTGATGAAAGAAAAATTTCCAAATTTAGATTGGAGTTTATCTAACATTAATAAGACCTTAACAGTTGAACAATTTGAAAAAATTAGACCTAAAAATATAAAACGATGTGAAGATGGAACAGCTCAAATAGTAAATTATCACATCTATTATTTTGAACCTATGGATATTCGAACAGGAAAAGCATGTGGAGCCCCTATTGAATGGACTGAATTATGTAATATTGTTGAAAATATTATTAGGAAAAGATTAGAGAGGGGTGAAAATTTACTTAAACAACAACGTGCGTTTCATCTATCAAGCTTGGAAGATATTAAGCAAGGTAAAATTACTACTCCTAAAGTTGTTAAAACTCAAGGTGGAGATGATGATTTTGAAGATGCAGTAAATGATGAAGATAAGCATATTTTTAAAGTTAATCGATTTCATGATATTAAATATGTCACAGATAATAAATTGTTCAATCCTTCTATAAGACAACGAAGTTTAACTCCAATAGTTGAGGAATTAATTGAGTTTTGGGGTTTTGGCTTTGAAGCTGATTTAATTGATGCTTGTATAAATAGAGATTTGGAAGAAAATGTGTTTCCTGTGCCTCCAACCAGAATAGGTGATCCCATCATAACTGTTTTGAAGAAACGTTGGCAAGAAATTTGGACAAAAAGAACAGAATATTATGCAAAGATTCAAACAACTGTACAATCTGAACCAGTGATGAAAATGCTTAAATTAGGTGGAATTTTTGTTGGCTGGATTACTTTTATGGTTGTTATTGTAAAAGGAACTGAAATGTTAACTGATAAAATTTTACCTAAAGAAATAACACAGGCTAAAAAGATTGTTGACCAAGAAATTCATGAACGAACAAAACACTTACCATGGTGGAGTAGGTTATTTGGAAATCTTGGAACAGTTCTTAATCCTGTGCATATTTCTCGTGGAACGTTGAATTTAACACCTGAACAAATTTTTGCTATTTATGAGATTTATAATTTAGCTGTTGTTAATGTTGAAGGAGGAGGGGAAGCTGAAACTTATGCAAAAGGAGATAATGTTAGACTCTCACGAAGACTTAAAATGCGTGTTGCCACTGCTGGTTTTAATATTGAAAATCTGAAAGAAAATTTGGTTGAAGACTTTAAACATGTTAAAGTTCAAAGTAATGAAGATGAATTGGTAATTGATTTTGATGAACGATTAATACATCATGTTTTAGTTACTGTTCAAAGTCATCAATTAACTAATGAAGCAATAGCTCATGTGTTACCTGCTAATATCTATATGATGGATTATATAGATGTTAATAATGTGGCACGTTCTATTGGAAACGTTACTTTTTTGAATGATAGAGCAATTCTTTTTCCTTATCATTATATACAGCGAATGGAACATGATTTTAATAGAAAGAAAATCTTAAATGATGATTGTGTTTTTACTTTTTCACGTGCACCTACTCATTTAGAACTAGGTAGAAACGCACCAGCAAATAAAATGCGATGTACATATCTCAATATTAAAAATTATGCGCGAATTAATGCACCTGTTTTTATTGATGATGTAGCACATTTAGATAAAGATGCTGTTATAGTGTATTTATCT